GATCGCTGAGGGTGACGTAGCCTGCGGCTGTGGGGTCAGGGTGGCGGCGGGCATGATCGCCCAGTCCTCTTTTTCCATGCGCTTTGCCAGAGCCTGACGGTTGCGCACCAGAATAGGGTCAAACTGCAGGCCGGTCTGGAGTGAGACAATATTCAGCATATCGGCCATGATGCCGCGCAGTTCATCCTCGTTATCCACCAGGGTAAATGGCGGAAAATAGGGGTTCACCAGCAGGCGGACGCGACGATGCTTCTGCAGCCAGCGCTGTTCTTCGGGGCTAAAGGTAAGCGGGGTATTGAGAAACGACAGATCGCCACGGTTGAGCCAGTTTTGCATGATCCGCATCGCGGTGTCGCTGTCGACGGCATGGATAAAACGGTCGAAGAGTTGATGCAGCTCTGGCCGATCGTCACGGGTGACAAAGCGGTTGTGTTGCTCCTGCTGACGAAAATAGTGCGCGATAACCAGCGATTGCGAGAAATATTTCGAGATGCAGTGGCCAGTGGTGATGTTGTTGCCGATAAAATACTGATTCTCGCCGCTGACCACCGAGGCGAGAGCCTGATAGTCGCTATCATAAAGGGTGATTTTGGCGTTGGGAAACGCCTGCTGAATAATATCGAAAAAAGCGCAATCGCGGGTGCAGGCCAGCGTGACGCGGCGGTCAGTGGTCAGCGGCGGCAGAGGGGATTTCAACGAGGTGACCAGCGTCGGCCAGGTTTTAAGCAGCGGCGCGGATTGATCCAGGCCCGGGGCGAGCGCATCCCGGTGCGCCACCTGAGTGAGCAGGGTATCCACCTGGCGGTCGGCCAGGGCGGTGAGCGCCTGCTGCTCGGTGTCATACTGGCGGATAATCACCTTCAGTCCGAGGCTGTGCGCCATCAGCGCCAGATAGTCGGCGTTAATGCCCTGATAACTTTTCTCGTCGCCGTCATAGACGATAGGTGTCCTCTCGGGAAGCCAGGTCCCGACGGTCAGCGTCGGCTGCGCCGCCAGCCATGCTTTCTCCTTACCGCTAAGCGGGATATCGATCGCCGCGATATGAGAATGGCTCTTCAGCTCCAGCTGTTTCATGGCATACGCGGCAGGCGAGAGGCTCAGCGCCAGCCCGACAACGACGGATAAAATAAGACGAACCGCCATGCCATCACCCTATTTTATTGCGTTGCGCAAAGTCATATAGCTCAAGCAGGGTGCTGCAGCCTAATTTATCCATCAGACGGACCTTATAGGTACTTACCGTTTTATTGCTGATATTCATTTTGCTGCCGATGGTGGTGTAGTCGACGCCGCTGAGAATATAGCGGAACACCTTCATCTCCTGCGTTGACAGCGTATCCAGCCGGTCCTGATCGGTGATGCCGTGGGTGCAGAAGCGTTCCAGTGAAAAGGGGAAATAGCTGTAGCCATTATTGGCTGCGTCGATTGCGGCGAGGATATTATTCATTCCCTCTTTTTTACTCACAAAACCATTTGCTCCGCAGTCGGCGCTGCGTTTGCCGTAGAACAGTTCATTCTTAGCGGAAATGATGATGATTGTTCCCTGGTAGCGGCGTTTGCGCAGCTGCTCCAGCACCTCGATACCGCTGAGCTCCGGAATATCGACGTCGACGATGAGCAGGTCAGGCTGCATGCTTTCCGCGGTCTGCACGGCATGAGCGCCGCTGTCGAGCTCTGCCGCGACGGTAATACCGTTGCTGTCGAGAAGGTTGCGAATGGCGATACGTGCCAATGGATGATCGTCAATGATTATCGCATTCATGGGGGCGTAAATCCTGATATGAAAAAAGAAGGGCGATGCCTGGTGCAGGTGCGGCGGGGGTTATTTTTATCGATGCCGTTATAAGGCGTAATTGTAACACAAATCGTTTTGGGCCAGGGAAATATTGTGGTGCTGAGCCAGACGAATATATTTGCATAGCTGGATGACAGCTGTAGGAACGGGCGTTCACTTGCTTCAGCGCGGTCTGCTGTTAAAAAAAATGCAAACGATTAATCTGCTCTTATTAAGGTGAGTTCTCGGGAATATCGTCCGGCGACAACTGGCAGGTAAAATAATAACAATGGCGAAAGAAAAAACGCGCCTTCTGGCGAAAATGGGTTTGGAAACATCTAATGGCAGGAATAACAGTACTGGCAATGAGTAGCGCCGCGGTGGGAAAGGATGTCGTCCCCGATGAGGCGCGGACCCGAGATATGATGCGCTGTCAGGATTATCTGCAACTGGATCCGCGCGCCTGGACGCCGATGGTGATTTGGCTGATGAACGATCCTTTTTCACTGGAGCCGCCGGAGTGGACCGACTTCCATGAAGCCGAGCTGGTGCTGACGCCGATCCTCACCGAAATCTGCCGTCAGGAGCCGGATGTCTGGCTCACCTCGCTGCGGGAACGGCTCAATTCTTATCAGCAGGTGCGGTCGCTGAACTAAGCGACCGCGGTAAAACGGCAGAAAAAGTGACTAAATGCGCAGTTAGCGGCCTTCTTCTGCGCAAAGGCTCAGCAGCGGCCCGCTTTCTGCGACAGGGCGTCGCAGGTTTTGCTCGCTAGCGTCGGGTTGGCGCCGGCGCAGATGGCATCTGAGACGGTGCTACCGCCGCCCAGTGGGATCAGCCCGTAAAGTTTCGGCTCGGCGGCTTTCGTCACATAGCAGCGATGGCTGGTTTTGCCGATAGTGGCCACAAAGTTGGTTTTCACATCCTGCTGCCTCGCATCGGAAATTGTCACCTGCGAAGCATCGACATTAAAAGCAAACGCGGCGGCCTCTTTCATTTCATTTTCCGTCGCCATGGGTGGTTTAGCTACGCAACCCATTAATAACAGTGCCAGACAGGTACTGATTGATATATCCCGTATTTTCATCATTTCATCCTTTTTGTAAGTCAGCGGGTTATATATAAGAGCGGGGGGAGGAACGCGTTGATTTCGATCAGCTGGCGCAGGCTATGGTTATTTTTCGGAAATTGACCTGTGTTGTTACATTTATCGTGAGTAGTATGAATTCCAGCATTGCAGGAATGAAAGATATTTCAAGACTACGTTGCGTAGTTAGACAGAAGTCAACAGGAGTGCGGCGGTTATGGGCTGCCCGAGATGCACTGAGCAATATTTTGCTAAGGCAGAATGCTATCTGTTTTAGCGTAAGCGCAAATTTTCCCTGCGTTATAACGGACTTTTTATCCTCTTAATGGGATAGCGACAACACGCTAAGCCATGCGCGCTGCTCAGCGGTTTGTGGTGCCATTTTAAAATTCAGGAACAAAAAAGCCACTCTTTCGAGTGGCTTAATTATATGATTTTAAATCTAAAATTTGGTGGCCCCTGTTGGGTTTGAACCAACGACCAAGCGATTATGAGTTCCTACAGTAACAACCGAAAATCAATACTTTGCGTTATTTATCATTGACATAGATTGCCACTGTTTGCCAGTGATTACCTATCATTCGCCATTTCTATCGCCATTTTATCGCCATTTCTTGTGGCAGAGTCTGTTTGGTATGAAGGCATTTTGTTAGAGTTAATCAGGAGCGAGCCAGGCACTTAAAGGCTGCACTTCTTTTGTTATTCCTTGAGTAAATTCTTTAATTTTATAAGCGGCGCTTTGAAAAAGAATATAATCACATGTGGATTCTAACGCCAAATAAATTTCTCTTGAAGTTGCACAACTATAGAGAAGCGCGACTTTTTATGTTTCTCTGGTCCTTTTTTGCTTCAACGGTAATATACTCGCCTTCTTTTATAGGGTCTTCAAAGTTGTAACATTGCCATCCTTTATTTTTAAGGTTTGCAATTACCTCTTTATCCATCCTTTCACTCAGTATTCCGGCTCGTAAGAGCCATCCATCATCTGATGCTGTTGATGTATGAGGAAGCCCCTCTCTGGCTTGAATTGCTGCAATAGCCATTTTTTTTTATGAGCCTGTAGCTCTAAACATGCTAATATTTCCAAATGAAGTGATTCAGAATTTTCATCATAGGATGGTATGAAAATACTTAGCTTACTTCCTTTAACCGCAAAACACTCTACAAAAGCTAATGCTTGAATAAGGCCAATAGCTCTAAAGAAATTAGTTTTATGATGCCAGATATTAGACAATGAATGTGCAAAGTGATGTCTATTGAAGCCGGAATAATTAGTATAATTATTGGTGTCTGCATAGAAACTCTCAGTAAGCCAATCTCTTATTGTTTCTAATATTAATATTCGTTCATTCGTCGTGATTAAAAATGTTTCTTCACAATATTCTCTTGGAATCCAGTCAGCATTATGTATATCCATCAGGAGTGCATTTAGGCAGGCATTATCAATGCACTTGTTTACATTACTAATGGTATCAGAACGTCTACTTTGTACACCAAGAATGCTTCTTATAATGTCTTCAATAATTGGTATCAGCGAGGCTGTTGCTGATACCTGCATGCCGCTGTAGAACGCAAGAATTGCCTCCCTTATAATTGGTAGGTGCTTGTTAAAAGAGGATGATTTAGGTAGCACTTGCATAGTGATAGGAATAATTGTAGATAGATCGTAAATTTGAGGAAATGCATAATCGAACATTTCCTGAAACTTGAGTTTATCATAATGTTTACGGGTCTTTGGTGTTGCCCCTGTGAATTTTAAAGCATCATGAAGTTTTAAATTATTAATATATACAGGAATAAACCAATCAACAGATTTCCAAAACTCTCGTATGTTTTTTGTCGGCTCTATATTTGATTGGTAATGTGTTAAGTCTTCTATTTTAGTTCTTGGTAGTATGATTGTTCCAATGTCGCTTTTAAGTAGTACACCTTTCATTATATGTTGATAACCAAAATCAACCTCTTTTATTTCTAAAATTGATATACCCTTTCTTTGCGCTCTTTCTCTTATATCATCCAAGCTGATGTGAGACATTAGATCTTGATTTTTTAACATTAACCAAAGACCTTTAAGCTTAGGGTTTAATCCAGATTCATCGAGGTACATGTTAATTCTCTTTAAAAGATTATTGTTTATTTAGTGGGTTGAGTTTGACTGCGTCTTCTAAGTGATCTGGGGCAAAATGAGCATAGCGCATCGTCATTTTTATGTCAGTGTGGCCTAGCTCGCGTTGTAAGACCAGAATATTACCGCCATTCATCATAAAATGGCTGGCAAAGGTGTGGCGCAAAACGTGGGTAAGCTGTCCTGCCGGTAGTTCGATGCCTGTTCTTTCCAGAGCTGACCGGAACGCGCCATAACAATCACTAAATAACCGATCCTTTTTATCATCAGGCAGAGACTCGTAGAGTTCTTTGCTGATAGGAACGGTGCGGTTTTTTCTGCCTTTCGTGTTGGTGTATGTGATTTTGTATTTCGCAAGCTGGCTTTTTTTCAGACTCTCAGCCTCAGACCACCGTGCGCCAGTGGCGAGACAGATTTTTACCACAGTTTCTAAATCAGGGTGGTCATGCCGTTTACACTCTCCGAGCAGTTGCGAAATTTGGTCGTGAGTTAGCCAGGCCATTTCCATTTCTTCTGTGCGGAATGGGCGCATATTTTTCAGTGGGTTTTCACCCTTCCATTCTCCGAGGCGGTTTAGCTCATTGAACACTGCCCGGAAGTAGGCCAGCTCAAGATTAAGCGTGCGAGGCGATACCTCTTTCACTCTGTTTGAATGAGCGTGCTCACCTTTCAACCGTTTCTCTCGGTAGCGGGAAAACATCTGGGCATCGAAATCGCGTGCGAGTGGTTCGCCCATACACTCGAAAGCATGGTGCATGGCTAGCTGGCGTTTCAAGCCGTCTTTCAGTGTAATGCCATGAGCGCTATACCATGAATCAACTAGCTCTTTTAACGTGCGCCTGTCTTCCTTTTCTTCCTGCCACGGGTTTTGAACGGTGTACTGCTCAAACGCCAGAGCCTCACCCTTAGTAGCGAATTTCTTTCGGATACGTTTGCCTTTTGCACCGTTTGGATAGAGCTCACAAATCCAACCGCCAGCCGGATTTTTACGGACAGTCATCAATTAACCTCGCTGTATACACCCACGACACGGCCAATCGTTTTTATCTCATCTATCCCGCACTCAAACGGTACTTTGCCGCCTGCAACGTGTAATTTTTTACCGGGTAGGAGCGTCAATTCTCTGATGCTGGTAGCCCCCTCAATATCAACCAACCAAAGGCCATCAGAAAGTGAGGCATCTTGTTCTATGAAGTACAGCTTTCCATCGGCGCGAACAGCAATGCCTTTTGACATTTGCTTGCTAAAAAACCGGAATCAATACTCAATGGTGAGTTTTCTGCGAGTTTTCCATCACTAAGAGTGAAAGCGTCTATCGTTGCCGGATCCGTTGGGGACGGTTTGCCATCATATTGAGAGCCTTGCCCCGTAAGTAGCCATAGTAGGCTTGCTCCAGTTTCTAAGGCGCACTGCACGGCGAAATCATAAGAAACAGTGCCTCGCGTGTAGCGATTTTGTAGGGAGCTGGCTGCAATATTGAAGTGCCGGGCTAGCTGGATTTTTTGAGTAAAACCATATACTTGGCAAATTCTATCCAGTAACTCGTCGTTATTCACCTGAGTATCAAGTATCAAATTTTATTCCTTTGGGTATTTAATAATACTCAATTGGGTATTAGTATCGTTGCTAATTCGGGCAATCAGTGGCAGAAGTTGGCAAACAGAGGCCATTGATTGTAAACATTGTCAAAATGGGAATCATGCAACATGGCTTCTGAAATCGCAATCATCAAAATCCCGTCTCCTGTAGTCACGCTTCAGCAATTCGCGGAACTTGAGGGTGTTTCTGAACGTACCGCCTACCGCTGGACAACCGGCGATAACCCTTGTGTACCAATCGAACCACGCACCATCCGTAAAGGCTGCAAGAAAGCAGGTGGCCCGATTCGCATTTATTACGCACGCTGGAAAGAAGAACAGTTGCGTAAGGCGTTGGGTCATTCCCGTTTTCAACTCGTCATCGGCGCTTAATTCACTTTATGTGAATTGTAAGGATGCAACATGTTTGATTTTAAAGTTTCCAAACATCCCCACTATGACGAAGCATGCCGGGCTTTTGCGCAGCGTCACAACATGGCGAAGCTGGCCGAGCGAGCGGGTATGAACGTTCAAACGTTACGTAACAAGCTCAACCCGGAACAGCCTCACCAGTTCACGCCGCCTGAATTGTGGCTGCTGACTGACCTGACCGAAGACTCAACCCTCGTTGATGGTTTTCTGGCGCAGATTCATTGCCTGCCATGCGTGCCGGTTAATGAGCTGGCTAAAGACAAATTACAGTCTTACGTCATGCGCGCAATGCGTGAACTCGGCGAGCTGGCAAGCGGTGCGGTCTCTGATGAGCGCCTGACCTCTGCACGTAAGCACAACATGATTGAAAGCGTAAATGCTGGAATTCGCATGTTGTCATTGTCGGCTTTGGCGCTGCATGCGCGGCTTCAGGCTAACCCGGCAATGACAAGCGTTGTAGACACCATGAGCGGTCTCAGTGCCTCATTCGGTCTGATGTGAGGTGCTTATGTTGAATACTGAACCATCATTCGCGTCTTTGCTTAAAAAGCAAAGTCCTAGCATGCACTATGGCCACGGCTGGATCGCAGGTAAGGACGGCAAGCGCTGGCACCCGAGCAGCTCACAGGCTGATTTACTGGCTGGTCTCTCCACTCAAAAGCAGGGGGAATCATGGCTATCGAAGCTGTTTCTGCGACTGTTCCGCTAAAAGCGGGTGAACGTCTGGCCGGTCTCAATCATGTGGCTGAATTGCGCGCGAGATATTGGGGCGATAGCTGGAAAGAGGTTGAACGTTTTTGTCGATGATATGCGCGATAAACGTGATCCACAATTTGAAGAAAATAATCGGGCGCTGGCCGCTATTTTCTTTCTGGCAAAAATCCCGGCGGCTCGTCATGAGCTCGAATTAAGTGAGCTGACTACTGACGAGAAAAAGGCGCTTATTACAGCGATGAATCATTTTCGTGCAGTGGTGAGTTTATTTCCCAAACGGCTAACCATGCCGAATTAATCCAAACAGAAATTTAATGGCGTAAACCCGCCGGGCTTCTTATTGCCCGAAATCAGGAGAATAAATTATGCGTAATACCGTAACCCGTAGTTTTAATACAGATAGCGATGCGCTGGCCGTATTGCTGACCGATGCAAAAAAAGAAGAACGTAAAGACCGCGCGCTCGCTGTTTCAATCCGTCTTGAGGCACTGGCGATACATATCACCAAAGAGGGGATGACTGGTACCGAAGCCGCCGAACTGCTGCGCCGTGAAGCCACTCGCTTTGAGAATGAATCACAGGAGCTGCACTAATGGCCGACGCAATGGATTTAGCACAACTGCGCGAGCAGGAAGACCGCGAACGCCACATCAGCAACGCGCGCAGCCGTATCGCTGCACCTTCCCGTTTTCTCTGCGAAGAATGTGACGCACCTACCCCGGAAGCTCGCCGCATTGCGATTCCGGGGGTGGCCTTTTGCGTGACCTGTCAGGAGGTCACCGAATTGAAATCTAAACATTATCGGGGGGTATGACTTGGCGGTTCAATTCGCTTACCCGTGGAATGCTCCACGGTCGGCAATAGCCAGCCCATATCTTACCTATGACCAACAGCATCGCCGCGACCGTATGTTCGCGGCTTTGCTGCATGCGAGAAAAAGTGCTTTCTCTCCAGCCTGAGTGTGTGCGTTTTGATGTTTATCGAACCGCTACGGTGCTGGAGCAAAATCAGGACAGTCAACGAGCTAATGCCTTTTTAATCAGCTTTTGTAAAAAGGCATTACCGCGTCTTGAACTGGTCGCAAAAAAAATACGAGTGCGTTGGCATCAACAGCAATGTATCAACCGCTGTTTTCGGCGGTCATCTTGATACCCGGCTTATGCAATATCTGGCATCACGCATGGTCAATATGGTCGCTAGATTTAACCGACTCCCGGACATGTCCCGCGCCGATATTGACTTACTGGCCTCTGATATCGCTAATTTCATCCGGTCAGAGCTGGCCGACATTGATGACACCGGATTAAGTGAACTCAAAACGCTGTACACGTGGTACATGCAAGCTGGGATTATTTCCCTGCAATTCAATGTTACCCCGCCACATTGGGAGCGGGTGACAAAGAAATATGTCGGCGAGGACGAAATAGCCCCGGCTATCACCCGCATGTTTAACGATGTGTGGTGGCGTGGTCGTCTGCGGCGCATTGCGGCTGCATGGCGCGAACATCTGCACATTGCCGTCGGCAATGTCAGCAACAAAAGATACGCATACGCGAGTAAAAACTGCGTGACTGACTGGCGCGAGCAGAAGCGCCGCACGCGTGAATTTCTCAAGGGGCTGGATCTCGAAGACGAAGACGGCAACCGCATCAGCCTGATTGAAAAATACGACGGTTCGGTCGCTAACCCTGCGATACGCCGCTGCGAACTGATGACCCGCATCCGTGGGTTTGAAAATATCTGCAATGAGCTTGGATACGTCGGGGAGTTTTACACCCTGACTGCACCGTCTAAATATCACGCCACGACTAAAGCGGGATACCGTAACAGCAAATGGAACGGTGCCAACCCGTCGGACACGCAAAGCTATCTCACTGGCCTTTGGGCGCGTATTCGCGCCAAGCTGCACCGGGAAGAAATCCGCATTTTCGGCATACGTGTTGCCGAGCCTCATCACGACGGAACGCCGCACTGGCACATGCTTATGTTCATGTTGCCGGAAGATGTCGAGCGCGTGCGTCTCATCATCCGTGATTATGCGTGGGAGGAAGACCACCACGAACTGAGAAGCGATAAAGCCAAAAAAGCGCGCTTTCATGCCGAGGCCATTGACCCGGAAAAGGGCAGCGCTACCGGCTATGTTGCTAAATATATTTCCAAAAACATCGACGGCTATGCTCTTGATGGTGAAACCGATGACGAAAGCGGTGAACTGCTGAAAGAGACAGCCCCCGCCGTTTCAGCATGGGCGGCACGCTGGCACATCCGTCAGTTTCAGTTTATCGGCGGCGCGCCGGTGACAGTCTACCGTGAGTTGCGTCGTCTCGCTGACACCGAGACTGCACATGGTCTAAGCGTTGAGTTTGCAGCCGTCCATGATGCCGCTGACGCAGGTGACTGGGCTGGTTATGTTAATGCGCAGGGTGGGCCGTTTGTGCGTCGCGATGATTTGCAGGTGCGCACACTGTATGAACCACGCGCCGAGTTTAATCAGTATGGCGAGGAAACCGTCTGCATCCGTGGCGTTTACGACTCTGTTGTCGGCGCTGGCACCCCGATTTTAACCCGGTTAACGCAGTGGAAAATTGTGCCGAAGCGTGCCGTTGATTTGGCCGTTGACGTTAAGGGCGCTCCTGCGCCCTCTCGGAGTTCTGTCAATAACTGTACGGGAAGCGAAAGCGATCCGCCGGGGCTGGATTTATCCAAACCGTTGAGTCGAAGTGAAAAGCGGAAGCTAACGGCCAGACTCAGGGATAAAAAACGGGTCACCAGACAGGGGTTTATCCATGGAACGGATAAACAAAGCGCGGCAATTGACAGAACAATAGACGAGATTCAGCTCACGACCGGCGAAGCCATCAGCCGGGGTGAGGCCCTACACCTGATTGCAGGTGGAAAAAGCTGCATAAATGGCAAATGGTGCCGTGGTTCTGCAACTGGTGAAATTTTCCCTGCAGCACCGTCACACCAGGTGCAGGCCAGACAAATCCTAAATCGAGTCGCGGGGTTAGCGTCAGTTACTAAGTTGAGACTGTAGCTAATTCATATCCATATCATGCACATACGACCTTTTTGTGGCGTAACTTTTTTCTTTCATATTTTTATCGATACATTATACTGTATATTTATACAGTATCCCGTATTGGAGGTTGTGTGGATAGAGAGTTAAACGAGCAAGTCATGATTGAACGGGTCGAGATGATTGCGCGTCTGACGACAGAGGGTGTTTGTCAGGAAAGAGATCGTGAAATTGCTTTGAATTTAATTGCGGAAATTGCGAGAGGGAACTTGATGAAAAACAAATCTTTTTCAGTTGTTTTCGCCCCAGCTCCTGTTGAACAAAGATTAAAAAAGGGGGCGAAGTGAAGGTTAACATCATGTTGGATAAAGACCAAAAATTGGGCAACAAGTTGTTGATGCTTTTCAGTGCGAATTGACCCGACGGGTGCAATCAATTTTTCCCATCAACGCGAGTGACGGTAAAAAAAGGGTCAATTACAGGCGTAGAGCTGGTTGGGTTCGACCAGGAGTCAGACCGTGAAGCATTGAACGGTATCCTTCAGGAAGTATGGGAGGATGAGAGCTGGCGTTAGTTCCTGAAAAATGTACAACCATCGACCCCGTGTTTGATAGTATGGGGTTGTTTTGTATGGGGATTACACATAAAGGAAATTCATGAGGAGGGTTTTTCATGTTGAGTATTATGGCTATAGATGTCAAAAAATATCTTGAGATGTTTGATAAAAAGAGAACGCCAAGTCATACAATTAGTTTAATGTTTGATAAAGCAATACATTATGATATGTATTCAATTTATATTAAAGATGAAAATGGTGATGATTATCTTTTTGATAGATACGTTAACGGCGAAATAAGAGCAAGGAAATGGGATCCGGAAAATGGCATTTTTCAAATTGACTCTATTCTCATGCCTGAGCAACTTAACTCAAATTCATTTTCAGGAATTTATTATTATCACGCGCATGAATTAAAGTTTACCTCCTTAAATGATTTAAGTTTTTTAAGGTTTTCAAATTCAAAAGAAATGCTGATTATGAAAACAAAAAGCTGAGTCGTGAAAAATTCCTGTATCGTCAGCGTAAGCAAGAGATTACTGATGCTATGACTGTTTTAACATCTGTTGTCAGGATTTATCGTGAGCAGCAGGGAGATAGACCATTCAGCGAGATACTTATAATGACTGACGTTGCAGGGAAATTATGGGTTTATCATGATAATCAGGCAAGACTTAGAAAAGAGCTTGGTCTCTGCCTTGATTCGCTAGTAGAAAATGGCGACCTTTCAAAAGACCCCAGAAGGGTATAAACCTACCGGAAAAGCAGTTAATACCCTTGCTAACTTCAATAAAACCGAACAACGTTACAAAGAGAATATACGCAGCCAACAAATTATGATATTGGCAACTTGTTTTGCAGCTGTCGGAGGTGTAGGAAGCATGATTGCCGCTTTTCTTGGACTGATAAAATGACATGTAAATATGTCGTTAGATTGTTTGTCTGAGGTGATAATAATCTCGAACACGAAGCGTGCATGCATTTAGTGCATCATTCTGCATGCGTGTTTACCATCCCTGCTATGACGATTATGCCAGAGCTGGCGCGGACCCAGAGTGGTCATGCACCTGCATTAATTCCGACCCACGAAGCGGGCAGGCGAGGCGGGGAAAGCACTGCGCGCCAGCGTACTTTTGCGCATTTATTTTCGCAGCCTGAGCGCGTCGCTGTGCCGCGCAGGTTCGCGATGGTATCTGTGGGTGGTGCGGGGGGGGGGGGGTGAGGGCGTGGCGGGCTTCTGAGACGGTCAGGCGTGGGGGTAAGAAAAAGCCGCCCGGAGGCGGCGGAAATCAGTCACTTTCGGTGTCGAGGGTGTAACTTTTGAACCGGATCACCTCCTGACCGGCCCAAGCGTTGACCTCGCGCATCCGGTCCTGTAGCGGGATGAGCTCGTTACGGACAAACACCTTTGCCACCTTCTCGATATCGCCGAGCGAACCGACGTTTTCCGGCTTGCCGTACAGCTCCTGATTAATGTCAGGCTCCAGCAGGTGGAACACGGAGCCCGGCGCGAACGGGTGCGGCTGGTCGAATGACGGCACCCACCAGTAGACATCCTCCTCAATACCACGCCGCGTGTATTTTGCCGGTGAGGCTTCCAGTTTAAGCGGGCGGCCAGTGACACTCTTTCGGAGCTCTAAAAACGCATTGCCGAAGACAAGGAAGTCGAGCGCGAAGCGGCTGAAATCCTGTTGTGATAAAAGCGGGTGCGGAATAAACGTTGAGGCCAGAATGTTGCGCTTAACGTAAATCGGCGAGCTGTGGTGAACGGCGGCGCGCAGGCTTTTCGCCAGCCCGTTAAAGCTGACCGGCGGTTCGAACCAGCGGCCATTATTGACGCATTCCACGTAATCCAGAATATCGCGGCGGTCGAGCACGGCGCTCGGTTCACCAAAGGTAAACGCCTCCATTTTTTGGGGCGCGCTGTCTTTCATGTTGCGCGGGCGCTTTTGTGGCTGTGGCTTGCGGCCTTTGTATTTACTCATCAGTTGAACTCCAGAATGGATGATGTTACCTGGCCGCTGCCAGCGGTAAGCGGTTCGTTTAGCAGCGCGTGCATGGTCGCCCAGGCGACGTCCGCGTGACTGGCTTCCTCGGTGCGGCTGGCCTCATAGGTGGCGCTGCGCCCGCTGCTGGTCATGGTCTTACGGATTGCCATAAACGAGGTGGTGATGTCGGTGGCGCTGACGTCATATTCGAGACAGCCACGGCGGATAACGATCTCGACGGCGAGAGCGTGCGCGTTTTTCTATTACCTGCGCGCCGTCACCTCAATGGCAACCGCCACGCTCTACGAGCGTTATCGCGGTGTGGATGCCAGCGCCAGAGGCGACAAGAAAGCCGACAGCATCGATACCACTGTCGACGAGCTGTGGCGGGACATGTGCTGGGCCGTATCACGCGTCCAGGACAAACCCCGCTGCATCGTGAGCCAAATCTGATGCAGGCCATCGCGCAACAGGGCGACACGCTCGACATGATTTGCGCCCGGTATTACGGGCGCACTGAGGGGGTATTCGAGTCGGTGCTCGCCGCAAATCCGGGGTTAGCCGAGCTCGGCGCAGTATTGCCGCATGGCACTGTGATCGAGCTGCCTGATGTGAAGTCATCCCCCGTAACAGAAACCATAAACCTCTGGGAGTAACCACATGACGGAAGGGGAAAAAAGCGTCATTTCGCTTTTTATAATCGGCGCGCTGATTGTCGTCGGTAAAGTGCTGGCCGGTGGTGAACCGATCACCGCACGTCTTTTTTATTGGTCGCACGTTGCTGGGTGGCTTTGTTTCGATGGTGGCCGGGGTTGCCCTGGTACAGTTTCCAGACCTGCCAACTGCGGCCGTGTGCGGATTTGGCTCCATGCTGGGTATCGCCGGTTATCAGGCGGTAGAGCTTGCTATCCAGCGCAAGATTAAAAAAGGGGAAACGATGGCAGTCATTAAGACACATCCCAACGTTGCGGCATTCCTCGACACGCTGGCATTTTCGGAAGGAACAGCAACGCATCTGCTGACCCGAAACAACGGTTACGACGTTATCGTCACGGGTATTGATGGCAAGCCGGAGATTTTTACCGATTATCGCGATCACCCGTTCGCCGGTGGGCGCCCGGCGAAGGTCTTCAATCGTCGCGGGGAAAAATCTACGGCATCCGGGCGTTACCAGCAGCTTTATCTGTTCTGGCCGCATTATCAGAAACAGCTCGCTTTGCCGGATTTCAGCCCGGTATCACAGGACAGGCTCGCCATTCAGCTTATTCGGGAGCGTGGCGCGCTGGAAGATTTGCAGCAAGGGCGCATCGAGCGCGCGATTTCCCGCTGTCGCAATATCTGGGCTTCATTGCCGGGTGCCGGATACGGTCAGCGTGAACACAGCCTTGACAAGCTGGTCGCATTGTGGCGCAAGGCCGGAGGGGGAACTGCATGAAGATAGTGATTCTCCTGCTGGCGCTGGCCTGTGCGGGTCTGCTGTGGATGCGACACGATAACAGCAATTTGCGCGCCTCATTTGAACGTGCGAACCGGGTCGCCGGTACGCAGAAAACCACGATCACCATGCTGAAAAATCAGCTCAACGATGCCGCAGAGCAGTCGCAGCGCAAAGAGCGGGCGCAGGCCGCCATGCGGGACAAGCTCACGGCGGCTAACCTGCTGGCTTTCCGCCGTGAACAAACCATCACGAGGTTACTCAATGAAAATGACGCGTTTCGCCGCTGGTATGGCGCTGATTTACCTAATGCTGTGCGCCGGTTGCACCAGCGCGCCGCCTGCACCAACGCCGCCGCCGGTGATTGTGTACAACGCCTGCCCGAAGGTCAGCCCCTGCCCGATGCCGGGCAGTGACCCTCTGACTAATAGCGACCTGAGTGCGGATATACGCCAGCTCGAAAAAAAAACGCCCTGAGAAGCTGCGCAAATCCAGGTCGATACGGTTAAACAATGCCAGGATGAAATCGATGCAAAAGCCAAACAGTCTGCGAAAAGCCTTAACTGATGCGGTGCCGGTACTGCG